CACGGGCCGGCTGGCGACGCTGGCCGAGGCCCCGGCCGCAACCTACCGGGCATCCGAGCACAACGACTCGCGGCGTTGCGACCCGTGCGCGCAGATCGACGGCACAGAGTTCGCCGACCTGGCAGCGGCGAACGCCGCGTACGGGACCGGCGGCTACGTCGACTGCCTGGGTGGCGCGCGGTGCCGAGGAACGGTCGTAGCCGAGTGGGACCAGGGAGACAACGCCTGATGGACTGGATCACCAACCTCCGCGACCGGGCACCCGGCATGCGGCCACAAGCCCGCAGCAGCAACGGCGACCGCACCCAGTACATCCGCAACGCCGACGACGACACCGCAGAGATCCTCATCTATGAAGAGATCTCCGACTGGTGGGGAGTCTGCGCAGCGGACATCATCCACGAACTGCGGTCCATCACCGCGCCGAACATCCTCGTCCGCATCAACTCCCCCGGCGGCTCAGTGTTCGAGGGCATCGCTATCGCCAACGCCCTGCGTGCCCACCCCGGGAACGTGGTCTGCCAGGTCGACGGGATCGCCGCGTCGATCGCCTCAGTGATCGCCCTGGCCGGGGACCAGCTCGTCATGGCCCCGCACTCTCAGCTGATGATCCACGAGGCGTCCGGGTGCTGCTACGGCAGTGCTGCCGACATGCAGGCGATGGCCACCCTGCTGGACCTGCAGTCCGACAACCTCGCCGACGTCTACGCCGAGAAGGCCGGCGGCACCCGCGAGCAGTGGCGGGAGCTGATGCGAACCGAAACGTGGTACCTGGCGCAGGAGGCGGTCGACGCGGGGCTCGCCNTGGCGGGAGCTGATGCGAACCGAGACGTGGTACCTGGCGCAGGAGGCGGTCGATGCGGGGCTGGCCGATGTGGTCGCTCCGGGGCGCAGCGCTCCGCCAGCGCCGATCGTGCCGGAGGAGGCGCCCGAGCTGGACGAGCCGGAGATGCGCGATGCGTGGGACCTGAGCGTGTTCCGGTATGCGGGACGCGAGGAGGCGCCCGCACCGCAGCCTGTCGCTGCCGCTGCGCCCGAGACGCCTGTCCCTCCGGTGCCGGCTCCGGTGGTCGCACCGGATGAGCAGCCCGTCCCCACCCTGGTGGACGGCCCGTCATCGGACCCCGTCACCGACCCGTCCCCGGCCGATGACACCCCGTCCATCCTGGACGAGCCCGAGTCTGTGACCAGCGTCAACACCCCAACGACACCCGTCACCGATGCCGACCCGTGGGCAGCACTGACCGCCCACCTCACCCAGCCCAGCGCGGACGTCGAGTTCGCACGCCTGAAGGAGGCACTGTGCCTGCACTGACTGTCCCGCGCACCAGCGACGAGCTCGCCGAGATGCTCGCCGACCCGAAGCAGCTCGCCGAGGTGATGAAGGACCGCGAGACCCTCGCCGACTTCATCAACGGCTACGCGAAGCAGCAGCAGGGCGACAGCACCGAGCTGAACCGCCTGATCGCCGAGGAGACCCAGCGGGCCCTGGCCGCGATGCTCCGCGACAACGGGCAGGACGACAGCAAGGACGCGATCAAGCGTCTCAACCTCGACCCGCAGAACAGCCGGCGTGGCAGCATGCTGACCTCCCACCGACAGGGCACCGCGCACAACCCGGCCGCGCCCGGCGCCATTCTCGATCACGTGTTCGACAATCACACGGACTACATCCGGACGATCTGGCACAAGAACCCGCACGCCTCCGCGGAGAAGCTGGCCCTGCTGCGCAACGCAGCAGGCAGCGTCTCCCCGGCCGACGGCGGGTTCCTCGTCCCGGAGACCCTGCGGGCCCAGCTCCTGCAGATCGCCCTGGAGGAGGCCGTCGTCCGGCCGCTGGCCACCGTCGTCCCGATGGAGTCCGCACGCGTGCCGATGCCAATGATCGACTCCACCACCAACGCCGGCAGCGTGTTTGGCGGGATGGTCACCTACTGGGGCGAGGAAGGCGCAGCTTTCAAGGACGCCAGCCCCCAGTTCGGCCGGATCGACCTGGACGCCAAGAAGCTCACCGGTCTCAGTGCGGTGCCGAACGAGCTGCTCCAGGACTCCATCACCAGTTTCTCGGCGCTGATCGAGAGCCTGTGGCCCAAGGCGCTGGCGTTCTCCGAGGACCTGGCGTTCATGGCCGGCTCCGGTGTCGGCGAGCCGCTCGGCTTCCGCGGGCCGGGCAACACCGCGGCGGTCACGGTCGCCCGCGCCAACTCGAACAAGATCCAGTACCCCGACATCGTCAACATGTACGCCCGCATGCTGCCGTCCTCCCTCGGCCGTGCGGTGTGGACCTGCTCCCAGGACGCACTGCCGCAGGTGCTGATGATGTCGCTGACCGTCGGCACCGGCGGCAACTCCGTGTTCGTGGTCAACGCGTCCGGGCCGTTCCCGATGACTATCTTCGGCCGTCCGCTGATCATCACCGAGAAGGGCGGCACCCTCGGTGCCCGAGGCGACCTGGCCTTCACCGACCTCGGCTACTACCTGGTCGGTGACCGGCAGACCATGACCGCCGACAGCAGCACCGACTACCGGTTCGGCTCGGACCAGACGACCTTCAGGATCATTCAGAGGGTCGATGGCCGCCCGTGGCTCAAGTCCCCGATCACCCCCGCCAACGGCAGCGCGAACAAGATCAGCCCGTTCGTCGAACTCGCCGCCTAACACCCCCTGGCCGACGTCGGCAGTAACCCCCCGGCGTCGGCCACCACCCGGGCCGGCAGCGTCGCCCCGGACCGGCACACCCAGACAGGAGAACACCCATGGCACAGAAGGCCCTCGGCCGACTCTTCAACGCCACGCCCGCCGCTGACGGCGTGTGGATCAACCTCACCGACGCCGGAGGAGTGGCGTTCCTCTGCTACCTCACCGGCGCAGCAGGCGACACCTACACCCTGCAAGAAGCCAAGGACTCCGCCGGTACCGGGGCGCAGAACCTGGTCGCGATCACCGAATACCACACCAGCACCGGCAACGCCTCCGACGCGTGGACCCGCCGCACCCAGAC